CTGTGCGCGGTACTCTCTCTTTGTTTCGTTGTTCTCTGTTTTCATTGATTCGACTCCTTTGGATTTTTTGAAAATCCGCAGAAGCCGAATTCATCCGAAGAGACAAAATGACGGCCGGGACACAGTTCAACCTGTTAAGGTTTCTATGTCCTGGCCGTCATGCAGCTCTGCGGATCTTCTGTATTTAGTTGTTGTCAGGCAGCTACGATATGGCTTTCCACATTGAATGTGCCCTTGTTTGTCAGAGTTATCGTCGTAACGACATCCTGACGCTCAATCTTGAATTCTTCTCCAACCGCAAGATATGTGCTGGTCTTATGTCCCTTGTATAAGGATTCGACAAGGCCAGTTATGGGATCACCCATACATACCAGGCGGTTTCTACAGTCATGCAGTTCTTCCATTCACCGCTACTTCCTCCTTCCTTCGAAAAGTCATAGGCATCACCCCTCTCATTTTAGCTGTTACGCTTAATTGCGTACTCGATGGGTAAAAAAAAGAGACTTCGCCGCATTGCTGCAGCAGAAGTCACAGTATGCTGCATTCGTTAAGCCTGATTTCCACCGACTGCTTCGAAACATCAAAAAAATCTGCAAGCGTCCATATAGCTTCGCTATTATCCTTACCATATGAGACTCCGAGGTGCTCTGCCGCTTCGATAAACGTATCATGTGGCATAAGGATTCTCGGTGCAATTCCTATGGCCTGGCTTTCCATAATGTTCTCATCATCAGTAGCATAAGGCAGCTGGTCAACCCGGCACTTACAGAACTTTGCATACCGAGGGAGCGAATAATTCTGCATCTTGTAATAATAGCGATGCTTCCACCAGTGGACGCATTCATGTGCTATAGTATTGTTCCTGCACCCAATATTGGTCTTCTTCACTGCCGCAGAATCTATCAATACTGTTTTGGCCTTGAACTTTTTTGTATCATACAGCCCTTCATCAGGGTCGTAGATTTCAACCACCCCGTCAGTAAAGATGGTCATCCCATACACATCCATCTCTTCCGTGATGCGCATGTACTTGAGATCCAGCCCCAGTTCATTTTTGGCGATATCCTCAATCGGAATCCGCATTGGTTCTTTCAGCGCATCGGAATAATACGCCTCAAGAAACTCCGTTGCAGCCTTGTCATAGTCTGCAGGCGGGATGTATGGAATCATTTTTCTCGCTGAAAGATCCCTCAATTGTCTTCACTCCTTTTGTCGATTATTTTGTTAACCTCCTGCCAGAAGTCATCACCAAGGTTTTGGCTCTTTGCGCGGCGCAGTGCTACTCGTGCGCTCGGCAGTGCCTCATCCATGATATATTCCGGCAAATCAGGGGAGACCTGGTTACGGTCACGTCCGGCAAGGTCAAACATTTCTTCCCTTTCGTCTTGATCCAAGTTAAGTGCCTTTGCTAACGCTTCCAGCCCATCCATATCCGGCGGGTTACGTCTTCCCTTGATAATGTCAGAAAGATACGTGACGGATACACCCATGCTTTCTGCAATAGGCTTCAATTTCACATCCTTCTCAAGTCTTTTACGTGCTATGAAAGCACCAAATTCGCCTGCCATAATAGCCCTCCTTCCGCCATTACGCTTTTAAGCGTAATTACATTATATTCTCATCCTCACCCAATGTCAAGAGTGTAGTATCCGTCCCTATCGGCGTTTGATTATGCACATTATTTTTGATTTTGAGCATTGATAAATCAATTCGTATGTGCTATACTAAAATCAAGTTACAGGAAGGAGTCTTAACCCAATGACAAAACGTGGAGGAAAAAGAGACGGTTCCGGAAGAACCCCTCTCCCTATAGAAGAAAAGAAAGTACCAAAGACCATATATATCACCCCAACATTGCAGGATGACATAGAGCAATATGCCACCGGCAAGAACTTCTCCGAGAAATGTATCGATTTAATTAGTTCACAGATTTCACGCCGCAAAAGGGGTTCGGATAAAACAGTCAAGTTCATCGACCTCTTTGCGGGGCTTGGGGGCATCCGTATCGGTTTCGAGAATGCATTCCGGGAAAAAGGGTTCAATCCAGTCTGTGTATTCAGCAGCGAGATAAAAGATTATGCGATCAGAGCCTATAAAAACTATTTCAATGACGAAGATGTTGCTGGCGATATAACACAGATTCCCGCATCGGATATAGAGGACTTCGACTTTCTCCTGGGAGGATTTCCGTGCCAGCCTTTTTCTTCTGCCGGACTTGGTCTTGGATTCGAAGATACCCGTGGAACTCTTTTCTTTGAGATAGAAAGAATTCTCGAAGAAAAACGTCCATACGGCTTCTTACTTGAAAACGTCGAAGGTCTCATAAACCACGACGATGGCAGAACCCTTTCAATTATTGTCGACCACCTAAAGAAATTGAATTACTATGTCTCCTACAGACTGATTGACAGCCAATACTTCGGCCTTGCACAATCGCGGAAACGTGTATACATTGTCGGAGCCCGCGACGCACACATCTCCTTGGATAATTTTGACGAGCATACTGCTGTCCTTGGTGACATCCTGCAGCATGGACTTCCGACCGTTGATTCAGACTTTACAAGGAAATTATTTGCACATTTTACCCCGGAACAGGTAGTTGGGAAAGCGATTAAGGACAAACGTGGCGGTAACGATAACATCCACAGTTGGGAGATTGGCCTCAAAGGGGACACGACCCAGGAGCAAGCAGAATTCCTGAACCTTCTGTTGCTTGAACGCAGAAAGCGGAAATGGGCAGCTGAAATCGGTATAGATTGGATGGACGGAATGCCCCTCACGGAGCAGCAGATTTCCACCTTCTATCCTCGTGAAAACCTTAAAGAATTCCTGGATGAACTTGTCGATATGGGTTATCTTACCCTTGAATATCCAAGGAAAAAGGAAAAGAACCGCCGAGTTCCAGATGAGACAAAACCCAAGGGATACAACATCGTCGCTGGTAAATTATCCTTTGAATTTACAAAGATATTAGATCCGACGGATCTTGCACCTACCTTGGTCGCAATGGATGTCTCACATCTCGGGGTTGTAGATAACGGTGGTCTAAGGAGACTCTCCATACGAGAGGGGCAGCGCCTGTGTGGATTTCCTGAAGACTATGACTTATCCTTCCTCAAAGAAAGTGAAGCATTTGATCTCTTAGGCAATACAGTATGTGTTCCCGTAATCAAAGCGATTGCTGAAAGACTCGCAGATATGTATGCAAACTAAACCCATGCACCTTCCAGCGGGCACAGTGTTATCTGTGTCCGCTTTTAAATTTTCTGAATGCGGTAAGATGCCGGATTAACCATCCACTGGTCGCTATCGAATATCACCTCATAAGGGTTCGGAATAAACTCCGGGGTATATCCGTCTTCTCCAATCCTCTCATAATCGACGAGGCATAACACATACTTTTGTCCTTTGATTCTTGCCACATCACTTTCGTTCTCAGACCAGAAGAACCGTTCAGACCCCAGGTAACATTTGACTTCAATAAAGCGGTCATACTGATCACTATCATCCCCCTCAAATGACACAATGTCATATCCGGCAGAAACATCGAAATCAGAGATTCTTTTTATCTTTTCGGCCTTACCAGGAATACGGGCTTTCTCCAACTTAAGAACGAATTCCTCTGCTTCAAGACCGCGTTTACTCTGTTCCTCCTGCTGCTTCAATAGCTGTTCAAGCGTAAATTTCTTTCTGCGGTTTCTTAGCTTTGCTGTCCAATCGCCCTCATAGCTTCCATTGACGCATATTTCGCCATTCTCTTCCTTGTCTAATGCGCCGGCTGTTGTAAGGAAATTCCTGATTGCAGCATATACGAGCGGGAATGCAGAACGTTTTATTGTAAGATGTCCTTTTTCAGAATCGAACCCAGTCGCATCAGTATCGAAAATCCCATCTTCTACCAGCCTGTTGATAGAAAGTGTCACAAGTTTTTTTATCTTATCGTCATCGCTAAGACCAGATAAGGAGTTCAGGGAATCCGTCGGTTTGACGGATTCCGCGTCTGCCTCTGCAAGACACAGGTATTCAAGGAATGCGACCGCCCCCGGACAATTGACAGACACCCCATTTTCCAAGGCGCATCTGTTCCGTATCTCATCCCTGCTTATTTTCTCCTTGCCTGCAATTATTGAAATCAAGAATAGCAGGCCGTTAATATTCCCAACGGAATTACATCTTTTTAGTTCTATTAACATACTCTGCTATCAAGGCCTTAATATCATCATCGCCAGTTTCCAGTCCCGCATTTTCAAACAGCGGAATCGGCATACTTTCAATAATATCTCTCAGCCTCGTCTCCTTTTCAATCAGCCTGCTATGGATAACCTCGTCCACCGAATCTTCCGATAACAGGTAGTAATAATTGGTGACTGTACCAGGCTTAAGCCCGTATCTGTGGATACGATCCTTCGACTGTATAAAATGTGCCGCATTAAAGCTGCGCTCCATATAGATGGCGTTATGGCAGGCTTTGTGCAACGAAATGGACTCGGATACAGCGAAGGGGTTAGCAATAATAACTTTAAAAGCCGAATCCGGTTTATGGAATTCTGCAATTATTTTCTCACGGGTCTCGACTTCATCCTCATCTTCATCGCCCGTCGCTACAGGGGTTGCCCCATAAAGCGTTTTGCATGGAATACCACATTTCAAAAGATACTCTTCAAAATCAAGGATATTCTTAATATAGATGGCCCAGACTACAACCTTACCGCCACCACTGATAATATCCTCTATGATTTCCTTTGCTTTTATAAACTTTGCAGGAGTCTCGTTTGCAGAATACTGGAGCACATCAGCAATCAGCGATGAGTTCTCTGCTACTGCATCCGAATCGAATCCTTCCAGTGATGCAAAATTCTTCAGCGGAATCGTTAACAGGTTAGGGTTTGTTGCAGCTTGCATCATTCTGAGCAACCTCGCTTTTACAAGATTCTGCCTAAACCAGTTATCCTTGCTTGATACGATATCACTCATATATCTTTTTTCAATGACGTCATAAATCCGGCGTTGGGTTTCACCCATAGGAACGATTATGGGTTCATGTTCCGTTGCGGGTGGTATACCAAGATCGCTCTTCTTTACCCGTATAAAGAATGGCTCTATGCAGCGGAGTAAATTGTCCACCCTTGGATCAGAGTCAGTCCTGCTCATGTCCTTGAGCTGGTAAACCTCATAAGGGATTACTTTCTTCGTAGGCCAAATGAACTTATACAGGTTGTACAAGTCTTCATATCCATTAGGGGCCGGTGTTCCGGTCAGAACCACCCTCGACGAGCAGAACGTTGCTATATCCAGCACACCTTGGGCTGTAATTCCACCATTCGTGTTCTTTATTTTATGGGCCTCATCCAGGACCACCATGACCTTGTTATTATGCAGGAAATAAGTAAGTTCGTCTTTCAGCGAAGTCACTGACGCATATGATAACAAGGTTATTTTTGCAGGGGCCAATGAATACAGGTACTGTTTTTTCT